TTCTTTTTTGAGTAGTTTCTTCCATCTTTATATTTTATCAAGATATTGACCGAAGTTTTATCTGATAAAACAATAATAGATGCCCTCAATTTGATAGAAATCGCTATTGAATTCCTGAATGCTACTACTTGCGTACAGAGAACTTCCGATTTCATGGTGTTCTCCGTTCTTGTAGAAAACTGATACAGCTCCGTCATATAGGCATACGATAGAGTCTAAGTTGTAGTGCTTGATTGAGCCCTTGACCATTTCTTTGAATTGATCTAGGTTAACTTCAGTTCCCTCATTTGTTACAAAAATGCTTGGAAAAACTCTTCTAGCTCGATTGGACATGTCAACTGATGTAATGGTCTGCAAAACGTAATTAAGCTTACCGTAGTTGTCCAAATCGTAAAGAAATTGGTTGTATTGCTTAGAATTCGTGAAATTATAGATCGCGAAAGGTTTTTGAGCCTGCACGCATTCCCTAACCAGGTGATAGCGGTTGCCCATGTGTTCGCGTGTGTGTCTTAGTACTCTGTTCATTATTTGGTATATTAGATAAAACTACTAGGTTATTTATCAGTAAAATATCGTATGGAAAACGGACCACATATTAACATATTTGATTTTGACGAGACATTATTTAGGGTGCCAGGATACACTTGTAGCGAAGCAACGGGTATGGAACCTTATCAATGGTTCGATTCGCCAGAATCTTTGTCAAAGAAATTCAACATTAGGGGAATTGCAAACACAATTGAAAGAACTGGAGACGATTGTCTTAACTACTTGATAACTCATCGAGTTAAAGCCTGCGAATCTGCGGTTCTAGATCTACTTTCTGAGTATAATATTAGGTTCGACAAAACTTATTTCTTGGGAAGAGAAAGCGATAAAGCTGAGACCGTTATTGAGCTAATAAGAACTACTGGCGCTGATTCAATTACCGTATTTGAGGATTCTCTTTGGGAAATCATCAAGTACACCTCCTACTTTTTAGATATTGGGCTTAATTGTAAAGTCGATTTCGTTTTTGTCGACAAAAGCAGAGTCATTAAAATAGATTGGGATTCGGCAAGATCCCTGGAAGAATTTTCAGAAGCAGAAAGATTAAAATTATTATGATACTATTCGTAGAAGGAGCCAGACACTCTGGCAAAACGTTTTTAATTAATCAATTCCTTGAGAATCACAAGGATCCAAGAATCGAGTATTACAAGTTTTATTTTGCAAATCACGTAAAGGCTCTCGATCTCGTCGATCTTGATGAAACTCCAGCACTGCACTACTTTAGCCTAGGAAATATCATGACCATCATGGAAATGAACTTGAGGCCCGAATACAAGGACAAGATTTGGATATTCGATAGGGCTATCATATCTGCGTATACTTGGGCAATACTAAGAAAGCGATTGGGCCGAAGTCAAGCTGAGCTAGAGTTTCTTAAACTCATAAGCTCTGATCTCTATAAGAATTCAAAGACTCTTGTTGTTTCAGTTGCTGGTCAAACCGGTGATTCTCACAGAGTCAAAGATACTTGGGATGGCAAGCATTCAACAATTGAAGAACAGCAGTTAATGGCAACATTGATTGAGTCCGGATTAAAAAATCTAGCAGACTCAGATAAAAATAATGGCCTGAGCTTTGTTTTCAATCAATTTGATCAAGCCTCAGTCGTTTCATTTAATAACGAATGCTGCAGGCTATTGGGCATTGAGCCTAATAAATAACCAATATGGCAGGACTATCACATTTACGAGACGTTTATGAAAAACGTGGCAAGGAGTTCTTGGAGAATCTTCTTAATAAAACCGTCATCATTAACGAAAAAATAGAAGGCGCGTATTTTGGCGTCAAAAGAGATGCGAGCACAGATAAATTTAACTTCTTTAAAAAGGACAGCAAAATTAGTTACATCGACCGAGTTCTTAGTAAGTACTATGAACCAGGCGTTAAACATTTTGAGAGCCTTGGGATTGATGCAATAAAATCATTACCTGAAAACTACGTGTTTGGATTTGACTATGCTCCAGGCAGAGCGACCCCGCTAACGATAAGTCACATAAAGGTGTTAGATGAGAATTATCAAACCTCTAGCGTAATTCACGACAGAGAAGAACTTAATAAATGGGCAGGAGCGTTCAACGTTAATCAACCAGCAATTCTTTTTCAAGGAAAGCTTTCTGAAGATCAACAAGTAAAGATCCAAGAATTCATTTTTACCCCTTTGGAAAAGTTATCAGAGAAGTTCAAGACTGAATCATTTACTAAGCATCTCATATCAATACTCAGCCCAACCATTGATGAAAATTCTCAAAATCCGGTTGACGAGCGTTCAATTGACGAAGTTGTGTTTAGATTCTACGACGACGGACCTTCAATTGACGATTCTGCAGTATTGGCAAAATTGGTTGATCCGGTATTTTACGATAATTCAAAGAACTTGCCTAAACCTCAAGTTGGTAAAAAAAGCGACGATTACATTTGGATAATTGTGAGCGACTTGATGAATTTCATTGAGAGCTATCGACTTTCTGACCTAAGATCATTCACCATTTCTGGAGAAACCGTCGAAGAGAGATTTGTATCTTTACTTAATCATCTATTCGTAGAGTTCATCCATGAATACGGAGACAAGTATAGTGATCTTGACATCCAGGTGCCAGAATTCTTGAAACGTGAAGAATTTGACATTAATACTGATCTAATAAACGATCCTATTCTTATACCCATAATTCAAGAGAATCCGAACTACAAAGAAATATACAGAGTTTTTATTAATACCTTTCGTAAAAAGAAAATTAAAATAAATTCTCCACTGTTCACTGACTCAATGAAAGCTAACCTGATTTCTCAAATTGAAAAATTAAATCAGGTTGCAATGGGCGAAAAACTATACGAGAATTATTTTCCTTCGTTTAATGAGTTTGTTGGAGATGAAAAATCCCCAGGTTATTTTGAAACCTATGATTTACAGCAAGACGAGCAACGCAAAGTTAAAAAAGTAAATTTATTGGTATCTGAATTTCAACCAATTCATAAAGGCCATATCAAAACCGCAAAGACCTTAAATGAAAAAACTGGAGTACCCACTTTGCTTGTGTGTATTCATCCAGGAAAGCAAACTAAAAGGTTTCCGTTTAAAAAGGAAACATTAGCTAATGCTCTTAATAAATTAGCAGCAAGTGATACTCAAAATATTACAGGACATGTAGTAATTAGCGATGGAAATATCGAAAGCATTCTTAAGTCAATTAAACCCCAGTACGAACCGCTATCAATAGCAGCAGAACCTAGCAGAATAAAGGACCTTGCTCTACAATTAGAATTAGCAAAAAAGAGATCACGAAACTTGAACATTAAGAGAGATACTAAGCTAATTGAAATTCCAAACGATTTAGTATCGGAAACAATCTTAAACTCAATAAAAGAAAAGAATTACGGTACCTACAAGGAATACACCCCGTCATCAGTCCATTCAGAATTTTATAATCTAAATAAGGATTTAATGGAATCAATAACTGAAAGTATTAATCATTCTAATGTGACGGCTGATGAACCTAATGAATCCTACCCAGAACCAATAATACAAATTGAAGATTAAAAGAAAAAGCTCCAAAGGGAGCTTTTTTTATGTGAATATGTAAGATTCAAATCGTTCAATGCACCATGGAGAAATTGGATCATCCTCTAGAACTCTAAGAATCTTTTCATAGAACTCTTTTGGTTTAGTGTGGATCTGTTGGCGCGAAGCGCAAAAATGGCCAGCTGCGACAAAGTCAAGACTCTCAGGAAAAGGCTCAGAGAATATTCGAGACCACACTGGTTCTAATTCCAATCCGGTATGGTGAGGATTTCCGAATTTATCTGTCTTTAAGACACGTTTGTAGCAAGTATCAAAAAACCAAATTTCATCGATTTTGAGAACTGCGCAAGTAGTCCAATCGCTAGGGACTCCATTAATTAAATGAATGTAATTATTGACATGATCGAAAGGGTCATCTTGTGAAAAAAACGTAAAATCAGATAAGCTATCGTATCGGTTGACAATATGATAAAAGAACGTGTGAACGTCTCTTCCGACATTATTTGGAAGGTAGATTTCGAACTCATTACTTAGAGCAGGATCGCCTTTTCGATAGACCGTCTTTTTGACATTTGAATCGAGTTTATTAATCCATGAATAGTCTCGATCATACGCGGCAATGACAACTTCTTTATCGATTTGAGATAAGAAGCTCTTGAGCTTTGAAGTATTCATTGAAATATCAGCTGGGGCATGTTTTGGTCTAGGAATAGGTTCAGTATTGAATTCGTTTACGGTTAATGAGTACCACGTTTTTAACCGAGTGCCAACATTGTAGAGCCCTTTCGCGTCTTTGTCGATCAAGTCAATTATTAATCGTGAGATTGTGGTTACAAAATCTCCGCTAGTTAATTGATCATTCCAGGCTTTATCGTATGGAAATGGATACGGTTTATGAGATTCTCTACACAGCAAATAGTCATTTGACTCTAATTGCACAAGAGCATCCCCAACCAATTTAGAGTAGCCGTACCAGGTAGGTAAATGAACTGGAACATCGGTTTCTGACGCGAGTCTTACTGAATTTGAGTAAACGTAATCGGTCGAAATGTGAATCAGCTTGATAGATCGTTGATTGCAAAAATCAATTAATGATTTTACTCCGACCACATTAACTTGCCAATTCAATTCCCTATTAGAGTCATAGGTATTAGTGTAGGCAATGCAGTTAACAATAGCAGTCGCTTCGTCTAGTAGATTTTGCCAAGTAGAAAGATCCGTGATGTCGAACCCATCCTTTTTTCTAGAGATTTGGGCCCAACCTGTCTGTTTGACTATTTCAGTTGCAAGTAATCCGTCTCCTAAAACTACGATCATTTAAAATTCTTTATGACTTGTTCAACGTATTCAAATACCGGTTCTGTGTAGTGAGGTGCTGCTCCAATGAAGAATACTTTGTCTAGCACTTTATTTGATTCAGGGAAATCATTGGAATCTCCCAAGTGAGAGTACCCAGGGTGTAATAAGATATTACCTGCAAAATAGTTTCTAGTTTGGATCTTATTATCTTCTAGATACTGAACCAAACGATGCTTTAGTCCAGGCTCTTCACAAATGAAAGGTGTTCCGAACCAGCAAGCATCAGAGTCGTCTAGACTAGCAACTGCTTTGATCCCAGGGATATTTTCCAAAAATATTTTTTCAAGTCTAGATTTTGATGCCTTACGATTAGTTTCAATCTCATCGATCTTAAGCAACTGCTCAGTTCCGATTGCGCCTTGAAGGTCTAGTGGCTTTAAGTTATATCCCATATTTGAGAACACGTACTTGTGATCAATTATTCCGTCATAGGAGTCCAACCATTTATCGAATCTTTTTCCACAAGTTCCACACGCTAAAAGATTGGCAGAACCTACGCAATAGCAGTCTCTACCCCACCAAGCAACGCTAGTCATTATCTTTTTAAGTTCATCGTCGTTTGTACAAACCATTCCGCCCTCACCCGTCGAAATGTGGTGAGCTGGATAAAATGAATTTGAAAATGCAACATAATACTCATTGAGATATTTACCTTTCCATTTTGAACCTAAGCTATCACAATTATCTCCAACTAGTTGCAGATTGTGTTTTTCGCAAAGTTCAATTAGTTTATCGAAGTTAGGAGGATTACCTAATACTGGGGAAACAAAAATTGCCTTTGTTCTTGGAGTGATCTTCTCTTCGATTTTATCAACATCAAAGTTAAGAGTATCCCATTCAATATCAACGAACACTGGGGTAAGTCGATTCTGGTAAAGCACAGAGATTGTAGTTGGAAATCCAACTGGTGAAACGATTACCTCATCCTCATCTTGCCAACCGAATCTAGTTTTTAGAGCGGTGATTAACACAAGATTAGCGGAAGAACCTGAGTTCACCATTAGCGAATGTTTCACATTGAATCTACGAGAAAAAGCTCTTTCGAACTTGAAAACATTCTCTCCAGTAGTTATCCATTTTCCGTTTACGAAAGCATTTATCGCAGCTTCGATTTCGCGATTGTCCCAATAAGGCCCTGAGTAATAAATTGGAGTTTTTCCTGGAATAAACTCTTTTGAGTTGTAAATGTAAGGAGCTACATGGTTTCCTACAAGAGTTTGAATGTTTGATGAATCTATCATTTAGTGCTGGGTTATTTAAAATAAGGTCGTAAATTCGCCCTTAATGAAATTTATGTGTTGTGCTTTTCCGTCCTTATGGATGATCACATGAGATTGTAACCAACCGCTAGGGCCTACGTTATAATTGACTCTCAGCAGAGTTGAAGTTCCGACAGCTAATGCTCCGTCCTTTCTGCCTGGTGAATGGTAATGGCCAACTACTACTTTAGTATTTAACTTCCTAAATTGTAACAGAGACCCGCGTGAACCGTTTGATCCAATATCTCCATGTTGACCGAGCTCCCAGCCGTTAACAACAAAGCTATCGCTTCGGCCTAAGGTCCTAAACTTTGGAAATTTTTGCTTGATTAAGTAAGGTATGATTCCATTTGGAGCTTCGCCCTTTAAGAGAAGGGTACTAAACTCCATGTACTCTAGCGAATTTTTAAGAGTGGTAGCTTTTCGCCAATCTGTGCTCTTTAGCCATCTGTCCAAAAAGTCATCGTGATTACTTCTAACGATGGTCACGTCGTACTCTTTAAAATCTTCCAGCCCGGAAAGCATTGAATCGATCTCCCAACGCAGTCGGTTGGATCCGTCAATTTCTCTCTGATATTGGATGAATGGATCTTTGCTTTCGTGATGATTTATTGATAACCCATCAAACACGTCATGTAGGACTACGTGATCAGGTTTTAGAACCTTGAAAAGATTTAGAGTTTTATCAATCACTCTTTGATCGTGCTGGCCGTAATGGAGATCTCCAAGAATGGCAGCTGACACTTCTGAATTTTTAGAAACAGCACTCTCAAAAGAGTCCGTGTCGTACTCAACTCTATAGTTAAGATCATAGAAATTTCCGTCCTCAGTTGCTGTTACTTGACGAACAAAAAACACTTCTGAGTTTTTGATTTCAACGATTGCAAATCCAAGAGTGTGATGGAACTCTCCCTTTTTACCGGACTTCGAGTCGGTGTAATTCTTGACGGTGCAAGCACCAGTCGTTAACATCATTTTTGGTAAATTACCCTCAAGTACCGGAATTGTTTCTAAATGTACTTTGGGAGAGCCAAAAACGCAGGAATTGATTCCGCTCATTCCCTGTAAACCGGTCATTGGGTCAACGGCGGTCGGTTGAATCTTTACGTCCGACATGATCCACATGTGCTTATGAAGTTCATGACGATTTGCATCTAGATAATCTAAAATGCGATCAGCCCAAGTTTCATAGTTCTTATCGGTAAAAACCGATGTTGGATTTTTGTACCGACCGGCGATCACATGAATGTCAGCATTGATCTCTTTAGCATAGGCCTCCAAGTTACAAACGAAAGCTTCATGAACTGGTGTGTCGTTTTGTGCCCAAGTGATTAGAAATTTTTTCTTTTTCTTATCGAACTTTCGTTCCCTAGCCTTTATTAATTGCGGAGACTCTTGAACAGAGCTCTCGGTTATTCCAAGCTTAGCTAACCATTTTTGAACAGTTCTTTCCGATTTGTCTAAATAGTCACTAAGCTGTTTCATTCGATCGTCCCAGCTTAGCTCTTTGTTCCAGTAAATTTCAGAAATTAGTAATACCTGTTCCTTTGTTAATTCTTCAAACTTCATCAGTAATTACAGTTTTTATGTTTATTAATTATATCTACCCGGGCGATAAAGTTTTAACCAGCTCTCTCGAAAGAATGATGGTGACGTTTAATAAATAACCTAGATGGAAAACACGTTTAAAAATTTGGACAATTACCGCAAGGGCAAAGAACCTCTACGTAATGCGGTACTACAGCACCCTACCGGAAATGACGTTTACGATTACTTGAAAAAGAACGTGAATCGTGATTTTTGGGTAACTCCATTTTCTAAATGGCAGAAGTCACAAAAAACACATAACAAATAATGTTTGGATTAGAAGAACTACCTGAAGCTGAAGAATCTCAAAACGTATCAATTGCATATTTCATGCTATCGTTGATGCAAATAGCTGACCAGGCTAAAATAATTCACTGGCAGACTCGTTATGACAGAGAACATCGCCATTATGGTGCTTTTTACGAGGGATTCATTGATCAAATGGACATAATTGTTGAAGCGATCGCCGGTAAATACGGAAAGGACCAGCTGAAGTTCGGAGAAGCAGCCATTGAAATATGCGATTACGAAATGGCAGTCGGCGAATTTTTTGACATGGTTGAAGTAACCTTCAGAGGAACTTTCTGCGAGCTATTCGACAGGGATAAAGATTCAGAACTATACAACTTGACTGATGAAATTTTAGATTTGGTCAACAAGACTAAATACTTATTACAATTTGAGGCCTAATATGTTTTTAAAAGTAAAAAGACTGCAGGCAATTCAGAGCCTGATCCTAGAAGCTGACATCATCCAGATCGGAGGTCAGATGGACAATCTTGTGGACAAAGACAAGAAATCCGGAAGTGAGGATGGAAAGAAGAAAGAGGATACTAATGAAATGTTGAATAGATTATTGGATGCCCTTTTTGCAATGGGAGAAGATGATCTAAACTCAAAATTAGACGATCCGGCATTTGAAAAGTACTTCGGTAATCCAAAAATGAAGGCTGTTCTAGATAGTTATTTTAATTACTTAACCGAAAGAGTCAAAGAATTTCGTAAGAATCTAGAAGAGGCTCTATCTAAGAAGGAGATCAATGAGGTTGAAATCGAAGAGATTAGCCGTAAAATTCTCACGTTCGTTTCAAGGATTCACGTTCTGGAAAAGGTGTATGCTAAGCTAGACACTAAGGGAAACACCGAATTCAGTGGAGAAATCTATGAAAAAATTAAACAAGTTCAAGAGGATTTGGCTGAAGCTTTCTCATTAAAGGTTAAAATTCCAGCAGATAAGGCAAAACAGGCCTACTCTAAATTTGAACAAGCTGATACCGAAGATGCTCAAAGAGAAGCAGCCGGAGAAGTATTTAATGCAATACACACGGCCGAAGTAATCACTGACGATATGTCAGATGAACTTACCGATGGAATTCAAGCAGCAAATACCGAATACGAGAAAAAAATTGATGCAAAGTTAGGAACCGGCACCTCAGCTGAACTTAAGAGCGGAGTGTTCATTAATAAAAACACAGCATCAATAATTAGAAGAATCTTTCAGTTCCAGTACACAAACTGGACAAATGAGGCGGACATCATTAGGGAAGCGAATGCCTTAAAGGTAAGCATCAATGGATTTCCAGACGTGTCTGATGAAGCCAAGGAGTACTTAGCTAGAATGGTAGAAGGAATTCAAAAGAGTCTTATTGAAAGAGCTAAGAGCAAAGAATTTGAGACAAAGAAATACAAAGGAATCCATTACGACTTCAATAAAAAACTACCTTTATACGAAAGAACGGTTCTTCCAGTAACTGGAAAGCAGATAGCTGACGATACAAAGATAATGAAATTCAGAAAGGCTTCACAGGCTTTAATGGGCCTTGTATTTGGAGCAGATACTACCGGGAACACGGCAACAGGTCAGGCTTTTGCCAGAACAGGCAAACACGTTCATGATCTGTACGCTAAAACTTTGAATACGGTCGGTAAAACTATTGGTAAAGCAGTCAAGGGTAGAGAAGGTGAAATGAAAGCTGATGCTTTCACTAGACTCTTTATTCTAGACACGTCAGTAGTTGACGAACCTAAACCGAAAGCGGTCACTGAGGAAGGCGAAGCTCCTGGAGTAACTCCACAGGTTCCAGGTTCAATCGGATCAATGGGCCCGATAACTCCACCGACTCAAAATACGATAGGCTCAGGAGACAAATTCGTTTCGCTTGGCGGAAATACCAAAGGGAAAAAGAAGAAATCTTCATTAGTATTGGGCTTCGCAGATTTTATAAAAGAACAAAATAACAGATAATAAAATGAGAATTGTTAAAACATTCGAAAGTTTTTTTAATGGTCATGAAGACCAAGACATGATGCCTCACCAGGCACCAAACGCGGATATGCAGCAACATCCAGCCGCTAAAATCGACCATGATGATCATCATGAAACTGAGAACTACATGTTCTTTGGAAACTTGGAAACCGTTCATAGATTAGCAGAGATCATGTTAAAAATGGATCCGTTAAAGGTTGATCAAATTTTAAAGAATGGACACAGCTGGGCAGTAGATCATATCGCTACTTCAAAGGACGATATGGAAGAGGTTGCTAACTTCTTAATCGGTGAAATGACTGAGGAAGTTGAAGAAGGTATTCATGATAGAGATATTTTATCAGCACCTCACACAAACGTAAAAGGAACTATGAGAGATTATGATCCTAAAGCAAGAGCCGAGAGTTTAGCTAGACTAAAGAACTTTGGCCCTAAAGATAAAGACTCTTCTGGGAAAGAGCGTTCTGAGCACAATGGTAGATTCTCAGATAATCCAGGTAATGCAGAATACATGGCCGATGGAAGTTACAAATGTAATGAATGTGGAATCTCTTATGAGGCAGCAGTCATCAACGAAGGCGATTTATGTGAGTGCGGAGGTACATTAACTAGAGAATAATCTATATGAAAGGACTCGTAAAATCATTTGGCCAATTCAATGAATCATTTAGAAATTCACAAGCTGAATGGTACTATGGTATTGCCGATTGTAAAGGTCTAGAGTCATTCATGAAGGCTCCGAGCGATGTTGAAATGGAAGCGGCTACTGAACTACTTGACATGGGAATCATTTCAAAGGAAGATAGTGATTCTGTTACAAAGGAATTTAATCATACGGTAGGCATGATGGCAATGAGATGTCAATTCAATGCTCAAAGGCATGCAGTCGTTTACATGGCAAAACTAGATAAAGAAGAGGCTGAAGAGATCGATGAATTAATGAGTAGTGGGGACTATGAAGAAGCCTTAGTGTATCTAAAACAAGTAGCCCATGAGATTAAACTGGCTAGAGGAAGAGGAGTTAATGCTGAAAGATCATGGAATAAAATTCCAAATCCGGATCTTGACCCGATGTCTGAAAGCCTACTTTATCACATCAACGAAGGTATCTCAATAGCAGAGTCAGTGTATCGACCTGCAAGTCAAGCTCATTTTGAACTTCTGGCTGAAGCTAGAACGGCATACGACCGAGGAGAAATTGAACTTACTGGGATCGACCAGATTCTATTCGAAGAGACCGACCTTGGAAGATTTGGTGAGTATCGAGGAGAAATTGTTCCATTGGATTTTTTGTTTGAAGCAGAATACAATGGAAAGAAGGTCGAGATCGGAAAACCCATGCGTGGCGGAACAAAGAAGTACTACGTGTATGTCATGAATCCGAAAACAAAAAGAGTTAAAAAGATCGCGTTCGGTGATGTACATGGAGGATTAACTGCCAAGGTAAGTAATCCTAAAGCACGTAAAAGTTTTGCAGCAAGACATCAATGTCACCTAAAAAACGACAGAATGAAAGCTGGCTATTGGGCATGCAGAATTAACCGATACGCTCATTTATGGGGAGGCAAAACTTACCCAGGCTTTTGGTAATATGGAAAAGCCATACACTAATCTCAAGGAAGAGAATGGGGTTCTGATTAGAGAATTTTCTCAAACGATTGATCCAATAGAGTTAAAGTGGCACCGTGATGATGAGGCTAGGGAAATAATTTCAGAAAATGAGACGGACTGGATGATCCAATTGGATAATGCACTACCGACCTCGTTAAATAATACTATACTGATTCCAAGACATGAATGGCATCGTCTAATTAAGGGAACCGGTACACTAACTTTAAAAATTAAAAAGGAACCAGCATGAAATTCTCAATCGGAGACAGAATTATGATTAAGGCGGACGCTGAAGAGCTACAAAATGGCGTCATTGAAATGGTCGATGGTACTACGGGTACCATTTCAGAGATCTATCAAAACAACTACGAGCCTGACGTCGATCGATTTGAAGTTGAGCTGGATGAACCTATTGAATACAATGGGGAACGAATCAATGTTGTTCCAGGTCTGTATTCTGACAATATTGAACTGATAAAAAGCAGAAAAGCGGCTGCTGAAAAAACAAGCAGATCTAGCAAAAAGAGAATTAATGAAAGATACGCAATGTCATTTGCGGATCTGATGAAAAGAGAAAATCTAATAAAGTAATGTCAAAGGCAACCGAATCATTTAGGTCTTACTTGATAACTGAATCATATAAAGGGCCAGATCAACTTAAGTGGTCGCAATACCAATATCGAAAGCCTGAAATTTTTAAAAAGACATTCGAGCGTAGTGAAGTTAGCCTGTATGACAATCCTGACACAATAGACAACGAAGATCCGGGAATATCAAAGGAAGAGCAAGCTGAACTTAGGGCAATGGGATTTGCCAGTGCAACTGAGATTGAATACGTGTCAGCTCACAAACTGGAACTTGAATACGATATAATAATAGTGTGGGACGATTCTGGTGTTCAAACCATGTTATTCATTCCTAAACGAATGAAATTGGTGATTGATATTGAGACCTGGGATGAAGCTAACGACGAATCGGTGAACACTTTCATTGAAATGATCGACGATAACATCGGAGATAGATTTGAATGGGACAATGCAAAACAGCATTTTCCGATTGAGCCGACTTCGGTCGAAATTCACATGAATAAGTCATTTGACGCTAGTCAATTTAGTTACGAGTTCACGATTGGAGGATGGTAATTCGCCTGACCATATAATACCGATAGTAGGAAGACCTCAAGTCTTCCTTTTTTATTTTCTGCGATAAATAAACTAAAATGATTTGCATTTAATGGCAGCAGATATTAATTCTCTATTGATAACACAAGCGTTCGCGGGAGTCAACTACATGGAAGCGCTAGCCGGAATGGAAGCAAAGACTCCATTTGAAGCTAGTGACTCTTTACTTGCTCCAAACGACCAAGGTTTCTTACAACACAACGTGAGTTCAATAATGAACAAGTTCACGGTGTTTCAATACGCTCCACTAAACGCAGGCGCCTCGTATCGAGCAGAAGGGCACTTTATTGGATTTTCAAGTCAATTGAAATCTGACCAAGAATACACAGCTGCGTCTCAAGCAAACAGTTTACTTAGAATAACAGCTCTGCAAAACGCAAAAAATAGCGCTGCTAGAAGAGGCAAGGACGCTCTTGTAAAAGATATTGAAGCTAGAATCAAGTTTTATCAGAACAGCGAGGGTGCAGTCTCAGCAGCGGCTAGGAATTTTAGCAAAAATTCAACAGATGTTCTCTCAAACCCTACTGCCAACCGATTAATTGATTGGGGCTCGAAAGTATCGGCATCAACCTCTGTAGGCTTTCAGCCATATTCATATACTGATTTCATGTATTGTAAGTACTACGGAAAAATTCCAAACAACCGATTGGTCACGTTACGTAGGTATCCTTTTCCGATAGGAGATTCATTGAGGCTTGGTGGAGAGCGTCGAAATGCTATACCGGTCGCACAGGCAGTTACCTGGTTCGGAGGTGATACTGCTAATACTTTAAATAGTCTTGGAGTCTTCAACTGGGACATTCCATGGACTACAATTAATGCAGTAGACGGATCAACTGGTCAAACGATTGAAGGTAATGAGATTACATTGAACGAATTATTGAATCTAGTCAAAAAGGTTGGAACCGGTGGAGATCAAATTGCGTCAGCGATCACAGCTGCGTATGTTGGAACAGTTGGAACAGATGCACAAATGCAGCAAGCTTCAGGATACGAGGAAAAAATCCAGAGGTATCAAAGGAATCTATACGATCAAACTAGCGGGCCTTATTGGAATAGAATATATGGACCAGTAAACGTGATAACCAAGTCGACTCGAAGAGAGCGAGGAATTCAAACCGGCTGGGAGTCAAATCCTATTGTTTTGAAATTTCATTACACGTTTAGATCATTCAATGGAATGAGCCCGAAAATCGCTGCTCTTGATATTATTTCAAACTTCATGAACTTAACATATCAAGATGCTCAATTCTTGGGTCAGCTTGCAAGATACTTTCCTAAGCTTGGAATAAAATTCGATCCTACCACAACTGAGGCAATCGGTAATATTTTGACCAGCTGGGGTTCAACTCATGCTGGTAATAACTCACAAGAATTCGGTACAATTTGGGCAAATCTAGTGGGCGCAGTAAAATTGGCCGGCAGTAAAATCGTGTCAGATCCGCTTGGAGTTGGACAAAAAGTTTTACAGACTGGATTAATGAGACCTGATTTGCTGGGCGGAACAATTCCGGACCTAATTTCAATTAAGTCAGCGTTGTCAGATAGACCGGTTGGCGAGTGGCATATAGTTGTTGGAAATCCAATGAACCCCATATTTGTAATGGGAGATCTACTCTGTTCAGACGTTAAAATGGTATGGGATGATGAGCTTGGACCGGATGATTTTCCAACCGGTGTAATGTTCACGGTCACATTAAGACAAGGAAAGCCTAGAGATAAAACTGCAATTGAAAGAATGCTGAACCATGGTCAAACTAAATTGACCGCTGGAGCTCTTAGAACTTCTTCAGCCGATGATACGTTTGGAGAACAAAATAATAAAGTTTGGAATTCTTTAACTAACTCTGAAACTACTCCAGATAAGCTAGGCAAAGTATACTCTGACCTTGAACCTGGAAAGAAACAGGCATACCAATCGTTTAGGGATAGATTCTTGACAGGCTATGGATTTGACAAGGTTGGGAATAATTTCACGGCTGCATCAGACAAGAGTAAATTGGACGATAGCTTGTTATTATTGTACTATCAGCGCCAATACGGAAATAACTAATCAAACATGATAGAACTTGCAATACTTGGAAAAAAGATAAGCTTTACCAAAACTAACGGAGATTCGGTGGTTGACCTAACTAGGAGAAGCGTTTCGTTTAGGGGAGTAACTGTAAATCAAGGTAAAACATATATCGTTGAAGATGGATTACAGATGAGAGGTGATTTAATTTCTAAAATATTTTATCAGACTTCAAGTCTTTTATGTCTTTTACTGAAATACAATGGAATTTCAAATCCATTTGCAATTGATGTGAATGACATCCTTAAACTACCTGACGGTTCAGTACTATCGGCAATGCTATCTAATCCAGATAGATTAAATGGATCAGATAATAATTGGACAACCTCAACCAGAAAGAAGAAGAAACCTCAATTCATTAAGCCTGCTACTAAGCAGGATCAAAAGCGTCTTGACTATTTAGCAACTAAATACGGAACGGCGGTCGCTCCGACTACTGCAGCCAAGGACACGTCGGTCAAGATAGCAAATGGAAAGGTCGTATTTGGTTCAGGAGTTACATCGATTAAAAAAGAAGATTGCCCTGATCCAATTTCAAGAACTAAGCTTCTTTCAACTTTGTTAAAAAATAAAATTAACGGTTAATGGGATTAGAAAGCATAATTCTTACTAAGATTGATCCTAAATTGACTCCACCGAGTCTTGACATTCTTGATCTAGAAAAACCGGATGGTGATGTTCAGAGAACGCCCGATCGTACTGGATACGCAGATCAGCTTGGAAAGAAATCTCCGCTGATCAAGATAGGAAATGCTAGAATTGCATCTACTGATATTATATCAGCCTCAATTTATTATGATGATTTTATTCCGAAAATACATGTAAGCATTTTTGATTCAATTGGAACATTCACGTCCGTTACTTTTCCCAAAAAGAATCCGCTATTAACAATTTACATTGCAAAAAGTCATGCTAAGCTAAATGAGCTATGTCAGACATTTTTAATAACAGACATTCAATCGATTCCAATGAGTCAATCGACCATTAGATACGATTTCTATGGCGAACTATACATCCCAAAATTGAATGGAAATTTCATAAAGTCATATTCAAACATGACTTCACAAGAGGCACTACAGCAAATAGCTAGAGAGCTTGAAATCGGATACGCATCAAATGAAGAAACATTTGATGATAAGATGACATGGATCAACCCAAATCTGAACTATAAGTCCTTCATCAAGACGATTGCGGATCACTCATTCAAAAATAAAGACTCCTTTTTTGAGTGTTTCATTGACCGATATTACACACTGTGTTTAGTGAACGTTGAAAATCAGTTGAAACCGTTTGACAGTGATAAAGACATTCCAATGGGATATGCTGCGACCTCAACTGAATATATTGACCTAAGTTTGGCAAAAGATGCATCTGAAAGTCTTAGCATTGACGAACAAGTTCCAATAATCTTGACAAACGGATCAAGTCTTGGAGCAGGATCAGATTTTACGATTGTTGAATACTCAATGATGAGTGAAAATGGAAGTATTCTAAAAAGATCAGGTTTCAGAAAGCGACTACAAATGTATCAACACGGAGAGGAAGAAGCTCTTAAAGATTGGTTCGTTGAACCGCTATCAACTGTCTCACCAGACGGAGAACAGGTGCATCAAACTCCAGATCTCACCGATTACACGGACGAAGGCAATGAAGTAGTCAAATGGATGGGAACCGATTATGGAAATTCTCACCTAAGTTACAAGTACGCAAAATTAGTGAATCATCATAATCGTGAAGAAACTGAAAAGCATCTAATGAGAGTCAAACTTGACGGCATTAATCATAACATTAGCAGAGGAGCCAGAGTAGCGGTTGACATATATGGAGATAGATTAAAGAGAGCTAGCGATGATTCGACCAAGGACGAATTAATAGTACAAGACAGCCAACAGGACAGAGACAAGACTGGTAGAGATACGGCTTCTGCTCAAATTAAGGATGAGTACTTAAGTGGAGCTTATTACGTTAAAAGTATAGAGTATCACTACAATGCAATGGCTGAACCTAGACAAAAGTTTTCAACAGTAATGATGCTAAGTAGACGTAGTTGGTTACCTGAACCTAAAATGGAAAATAAAATTTAATAATAATGGCTCAATTAATAAACGGACCTAAGCGTTATAAACAATTCGTAAAGAGCGCGCTAGCCGATGTACAGGACCCAGTATTTCTAACCTTTGATCTTGATTTTTTTCCAAATCAAGCTGATGAAAACTCTACCTGGATTCCAACGGTAACCTCGACGACAGGCGATGATTTGTATTGGGACAACTTATTACGTCCAGCTAGAGATAAAGAGTCTCTAGCGAAAAATTCTAAGTACGTTAACGTAGAATGGTCCGCTCAAGATTGGCTATTAGAGTACGGATCGGCATGGACAAAACGAACTTCCGGGTTCTTAACTGCTGCGATTACACAGTTAAGAAAACTTCAAGAATCTCCATGGTATTTCCAATCAATTCAAGGGGTTGATCAACTGTGGAAAGCCTCATCGAGAGTTAAGGAAGGAGACAAAAAGGTAGAAATTACCATAAATTGCCTAGATTCAATCGAACAGCCTTTGCTTAAGTTCGCGGAGTACTACCGTAAAGCAATTTACGATGCGGATAAACTATGCTACACCCTACCCGATAATTTAAGAACTTTCGACATGACGATCACCCTATTTGAAATTAGAGACATTGACGATCGTTCTGCTAATTTAGCGAGCGGGCTACACCAAATAAAGTACAGACTACAAAGATGCGAATTTGATTTTTCGGAGACGCTAGGTGGTCCAACCAGCGGTAGTGAAATTAAAGCCTACACTGAGGATAAACCGTTTAGTACATCGTTCAAGATCAGGGCAGGTTGGGTCATAGAGGAATCCGAATCTTCAACGGATTCAGACTATCATTCACTTGGTATTTTTGCGGGACTCGCCAGTTCACTCGAGGGTAGAGCTCAAAGGTTCTTATCTAGTGCAGCAAGACTTCCCGCTAGAATCATTGGAGACCTAACCAATCAATTGCAAACCAGACTTGAAACCTCTTTATCACAAAACGTGTATAATAGAAGTACAGAAGTTCTTGGAACAAATGAGGTATTCGGAAGACGTGCACCGGTTGGACCGGCCGGAGGTCAAGGCGTCAATGATGATGTTTATCCAGGAGCTGACATAAACAAAATAATTAGGGACGGAGAACTGGGAGACGTTTATCCATAATTAAGATATGATAACTTCAAATAATGAAATTGTAAAAGACTCGACTGGCGCAGAACTAATCGTTACTCGATACTTAGGTGAGGTGGTTGACGTGAAAGATCCATTGAGAGAAGGCCGTTGTAGAGTCAGGGTATTTAGCATATTCGATAATTTGGCAGTCGAAGACATTCCATGGGCAATACAGATGAAAAAGCCGACGTTCTTTGGCCAATATGCCAAAGCTGGATCAATTTCAATTCCAAAGAAAGGTTCAATTGTTGAAGTTGTTTTTAATAATGGAAATCTCTACTCACCAGAGTACGGTCAGATCCAAGAAATAGGAGACGATATCAAGGAGGCCCTACAATCCAGCACGGATTACGAATATGAGGGAGCTCATTACATTCTATTTGACGGAGATGAGCATATTAAAATATACTTCACTAAGGGTAGGGGACTAACTTTTGAAATGAAGGATTCGTACTTAACGATTGACCAAAATTCAAAGATTGAAATTTATCATAAGGACGGACTGTCCTCAATGGAATTTGATGGAAATGTCATTAACGTTCAAAGCTCGTCTCAGGTAAACGTCACGTCTAACGTGATAACTCTAGAGGGCCAAACGATAAACGTTAACGGGCAATTAACCAACATTGGCGCGAATGCAAAAGCTGAGCATGCTGTGATGGGAAATACTCTATTTGAAGTGTTGGTGACTCTGGCCTCAGCAATCGATGCTAAAATGCCAAGCACGCCTGGTGCAAACTCAGCATACGTTACATCGATGCTGCCTAAATTACTATCTGGTACCGTAACGGTAGGAATGTAAATCGAAACGGTCTTCGCATTCAGTCAATACCAACTCCTTATTTAAACCGCTTAGTGAATCACCAAAATGGATTGCTCTAAACCTAAGCTCCTTGGTTTTCTTTGCATGAGCGATGTCCTCAGCCAGGGTTGGAAGATCCTCTCGTTTCCTGAAATATCGGCTTGAGGCTTGGTACTTTCCAAGCAAATCTTCCCTAACCATCTCCATGTGGTGCATCGTTATCAAGTCACGTTCAAAAACCCTAGATCTGGTGTATGAATCATCAGTGAGTCCGCGAGTTGGATCGATATCCGAAAACATGAACTGGACAGAATGGTGTCGACTCTTTGGCCCAATTTCATAAATGAATGGTACTTTAAATCTAGAATAGCCTTGATGCAGAGTTGGAGTCAAGTAGTTTATGTAACGAACTGCTGTTGCCTGTAACTTATCATTTACGATTTGGCGCTTTGCCTCCTCGAATTGTTCCTTTATGTAGAATTCGTCAGCGTCCATTGACATGTAGTGGGTTGCTCCAAGTTCAAGAGCTTTCTCCAAACAAGTTTGTCGCTTATCACATTCGTATTTTTTAGCTCGAATCACATCGTCCGGTTTAGCTAGGGATGATGGAACGAAGTTTGTGAATTCCATTATTACATCAATTAGACCATTCTCCTTGAGCCTCTCTAGTGTGGGCAAAAGCAATGGAGAGCATTGAGTATTTCCCCATGAAACGGTCTGATAAGAAACAATCACGATATCGACGCATTCTCTGACCGATCTGATTGAGGCTTCTAATGTTTCAAGCCCATCGAAAACTACGTAACCTGCAGCTAATTTCATACAAATAAAATTTTTAAATTATCCAATGATCATTTTGCCATTGACGTACCCCATCAAATGTTCCACGATAGAGAACGCTCCAAAATCCACAATTGCCTGAATGAGTTATGAGAGATTTGCATTTTGCAAGTATCAAAACCGCGCTAAAGAAGTCCACTCCAAAGTCTGGACGAGAATCTCTATCGATTACTTGAGTAACCCAATTGTCCTGTTTGGAAATTCTTGGAATTTCTGATATGTATTTAGAATCAGGGAATTTACCTAAAAATAGTTCAAGAAATTCAGCCTCATCAGTTTGAACCAGGAATTCAATATTTGGATTTTCAGCTTTGACCGCCTCAGCCTGTGAAATGAATTCAGAATAACTAGCGATCACGGTTTCTCTGGCCTTGTCATTTCCCCTATAGAAAATCGCGCAAGTATTTTCCGGAGAAATTTGATACTTTTTAATGAACTCAGATTCTCGAGATTTAACTCTTTCGCTGGGTTGAAAGTACTTTGATAGGTAAGAGTTCATCATATCAAATTGGATTGTCCGATAATCACAGAATTGCGAATAGACTCCGTCTGAATTTATTTGAACACCATTGGGAACTTCAAAACCCTCAGCGGATTCCTTGAAATAATAGGGAATTAGATTCGTAACTGAGTCGTTTTTATGATACTCGTATTGTTTACTACGATCAATCGAATCTGGTAGATTTCCGTTTATTGATGAGTAAATCACCAATTGAAGAAGAGCCTCAGTCGAACATGAAAAAAATCCAGTACCGGAAGTTATGTCTAAATGGGTCATTTAAGCTATTTGAATTTTTGAAAAGATTAGGTTTTCATGAGTCTTATGAATAGGCACTAGATTAAAAGAGGCACAGTACTCTATGTACTTTTCATCGTCCTTACTATTCGTCTCAACGACAAGGGTCGAGCAGCCGACTGCCTCTAGATTAATTTGAGTCAATATGTCGTAATCTAAACCCTCTGCATCAATTAGTATTAGATCGAATTGTTTGAAGGTGCAATTTTCCAAGAAGGTTTTAAAATCCACAACCGATACGGTTTCTTCAGTGAACTCATTGTCAGTACCTGCCCATCTAGATAATTCAGATTCACATAAAGTTGAAAGAAGATCAGTATCACCTTCATTTAGGTGAGTTCCGCTCGAATAAAATTTAAGTTCCCCGTTTTGAGTACCGATTGCTAAATTGACGCACTGAATTCGCTCATTGTCTTTATGCAAATCTGACAATTTTGAAAATGGGGTTTTTGCAGGTTCGACTAAAACCGCCGACCAGCCTCTTTCAATTAAGGCCAGTGAATTTGAAAGAGTCTTTCCGTCATTTGCTCCAATATCAAGCAAAGTGCCAGTGAATGAATTTAGATGCTGTAGAAGAATCGCTTCTTCGTCGTTTTGTGAATACATAAAGTAG